AGGCCAGTTAGGTAACTGGGCCTTCTGGAAGGGCATTGATTTACTTCGTTCCCAGGACCCTACAATAATCAAAGTGAATGTTGCAGGGATCCGGGAAAATGGAAAATGTCGGGTTGTGACATCGGGTTCCTTTTATAAGAACTCGATCTTGCAACCCTTTTCACATATGACTATCCAAGCAATAAAGAACCAACGTTCTTTACGAAATGGATTGTCAGCAGGAAGATTAGGATGGAAGTTCATCAGCCGGGTCGATCATCTCGACCCGGTTGATGGACACGTCCTATTTGAAAAATGTAGGAAAATCCTCTCCGTGGACTGGTCCAAGGCGACGGATATTCCTACACACAAATCAGCACATCTGGTAACCGGATCTCTCCTAAGAAAGATGCGGTTGCCAGATGATCTTCTTAAAGATATACAGTTCCTCTGGCCTGGGCTAAAGGATCTGTACATCCAAGGAAAAAGAGTTGGTACATTGGCCAATGGGATACCCATGGGTGACCCATTGACCAAGACCAACCTCTCATTAGCACACCCGATATGCGAGCGCTATGCTAGCGCTTGCGTACCGGGTCTGAAAATAGTCCATGACGGGAACGGGGATGATACTGCTATCATGCTCGGATCCGACTCGGACGAAAAGATTGATCAGTGGTGCGAAGCCTGTCACCGTGCATGCGCGATGTTAGGCTACGAAATCTCTGAAAATGACACCTTCGTAACAGGATCCTGGGGAACCTATTGCGAAGAGGTCTTCTGTATTCCAATAGATAGATTCAACACCGTGCGTGCTGCATCTAAGCTAAAGGATAATAGATTGATGCCATACCTAGACCATCCAAAGATGCGTCTAGTTATTGACACTAAAAAAGATAGGAGTGACTTCTCCTCCGAACCCGAAGGAAAGGTCACTCTTATGGGTAAAGATGTTTGGTACGCAGACAAGAGTCTAGAAGGTAAACTTCTAAACTTTGCGTCTGTGTGCCAAGATGTATGTCTGGGGGTAAGATATGAGCAAAAGCCCATGTACTTGCCCCCAGAAATCTTTAGTATTGGTAAGGTCCCGGTTCAGTGGGAAACTGAATCGTGGGCCAATGCCATATGGTCTCAACCCCAAAAGGTCGTGAACATTTCTGTTCGCGCCCTTAAGGAGTTATTAGAAGAACTTCCTGAGTTCCTGACTGCAAAACGTGCAGTCAAGAGCTCAGAAAGACATTTTAAAGGGGAACTCGTCGTCGAGGAATTTCAAATTCCTGATGACGATCCTATCAAACGATTAATGTTCATATCCAGGGAGGAGACAGAAAAGTTTCCTCTCGGGGTATTAGAACGGTTAACTGAAAGTAAACACCTTACAACGTCCGAGGAGGTTGAGGGTATTTACTTATTCCAAAAACGATTGGAGACTCTTGAAGTAGCCCACCATGTGGACTTGTTCGAGAACCTCCGTACTATGGTTTCGCCAGAGAGAGAGTACACCTATCAAGATGTGCTCTCTACTGTGGCGAAGTTTAAAGATCGATTCCAT